CATTATTTTTTCAAAGTCATCAACTGCAAGTCCAAACTTAACAATAGAATCAGGAATAGTAATCTTTGGTTTTTTTGCTACTACTTCTTCCTTCTTTACATCTCCTTCAACCTTTTCTGTTGTTTCTTTCTCTTGTTCCTTCTTCTCTGATTCATTAAGACCTAAAGGAGTTCCTTCAAATGCTCCCATATCTCTAGCAATATCTACACCAATTGCAGCCCAACCAAGAACAGGTATAGCACCTGCTAATGATAACATTCCACCAGTAACATCACCTTCTGCAAATTCTTGTGCAGCAAATCCTATACTCAACAAACTTCCAAATCCAGGAACAAATTTTGAAGCCTTTTTACCTACCTTTGCTGCTACTTTAGTTGTTAATTTTTTAGTAGTTTGTTGTGCTACCTTTTCACTACCTTCTTTTTTTAATATCTTAGCAACTTTTTTATTAAAACCAAGTTTAGATGTAGACTTAGGTTTAATCTTAATTTTATTAGGTGCTGTAAGTTTTGGTTTAATATTTACTTTTGGTTTAACTTTTATCTTTGGTTTAACACTACGTGCTTTAAAAAATTTACGTGCTGCTATACCACCACCAAGAAGACCTGCACCTGCTAATACTTTACCAGGATTATTTTTTACTGTATCAGCACCTCTCTCCCAAAGTTCTTGTGCTGCACCTTTTGGTCCTTCAGGATGAAGCATCAATGAAGCAATAAAATTAGTAAGAGCATCAGTCATTCCTGATACAGAAGTTGCTAATCCCTGTATGTCTGATTTTTTAGGTAACTTTACTCTGGTTAATGCCTCATTAGCAGAACCAGTCCAACTTACAAATTTATTAACCTGTGTCTTTGACTTAAAGGTATAATTCTTAATAGTGCCAACACTTGGAGAGGTCTTTATCTTCCTTGCCTTTCTGAGTATTAAATTTTTAGTTACTACTTGTGCCATATCTTATCCAACAACATTGTAAATCATTTTACTTTCAAGGAATCCAAAACTATCAGATTTACTAGAAGATAGAAAAGGAATGTCAGTTGCTGCTCCAGATGATACAGGAAGATTAGTGTTTTTATTCTGCTGTTGTCCTACACTAGGAACATTATTTGCAGCAGATGGAATCACAGTAATGTTTGGTTTTAAATTATTACTTACTTTTATATTTTCAATCTTAGTACTAAGATCATTTGATTTAATCTGAATGATAGGAACCGATTTAATTTCGTCAGTTCTTATCGCATCTTCATATCCAGGCGGAATATAATTCATATTAGCATCAAATGTTCCTTGATTAGCTTTAACTCCCTGCTTTATTATAAGTTTTTCTTCTTCTGATCCAGGAGTAACATCAGACCATTTTTTCTTCTCCTTTTCCTCCCCAACAACAGTAGTAACATCTTGTTTCTTTGTTTTTAAAGAAGCAATTACACCTGCAAATTTATCTACAACAGAATTAAATTCACTAACAAAATTTGCTTGTATTGATTGTTCGGAAGCATTTGCATCTCCACCACTCAGTCCAATAAGACCAGCACCAATAGCAACAGGTGCTAACCATTTATTTTTCTTAGCAAAGTTCATTAACTTTGGAACCAATCCAGTCTTACTTACAGTTTTCTTAACAAGTTTAGGATTAACTTTACTAACTGCTTTCTCAGTTACTTCTTCTGCTACTTCTTGTGTTACTTTTTGTTTTCCTTTTCTTCCAAATATCTTACTTAATCCCCAAGCACCACCACCAACAGCAGCAGTACCACCTGCACCAGCAACCATTGCAGATGCAGGAGAAATTCCTCCACCTCCTGCTAATGAAAGTCCCTTCAATGATTCACTAATCTCTTTTATCGCTACAGTTAATACTCTGGCAACATCAAATGTTTCTACAAGTGTATCTCTTAATGCAGTTACATTTTTCTGTAAAAGTTTTTCGGTCTTATCTTTACCAAAAACATTCATAAAGTTTGCAGTAATTGGTGAAGAGATATTATCAATTACCGATCCAATATTAGGTCTCTTTCCACGAACAAAATTCTTAGCACCAGAAACCAAACCTCCTGATTTAGAAGCAGAGAAGGAAGGAATAATGGAAGAAGATATTGCCATTTAGTTATTTGTTTGTTGTGCTTTTAAATTCTCTTCTTCAATGTGTTGATTCAATAGTCCGAGATATATTTCTCTTTCCCAAGGAATCATATTTTCAATCTCAGTTAATGAGTATTTATGGTGTTGTATCAAAGAAAAATTAAGTTTATAGTATGACTCAAGATCAATATGAGTCATACTTACCCGAAAAAACTTGCCAGTCCCTCCAGTACTACCTCACTTTCAACTTTAGTCTTAGGATTCTTTACCTTAAGTGTATGAGATAACTTAGGCATAGTATCAAAGAAAGTTTCAATCTGTTTAAATTGATGAGAACTTAAACTCTCGACCCATTCAGTAAGTTCCTTCTTAGTACAATCTGCAGCTGCCCACACATCATCCTGATCATATACCATATCAATACACGATGCGACTACATCAAATGATTGTTGTACATTAGAAGTTCCTTCACCAAAATCAAAATTCTCTTTAATAAATTCACTGAGTGATGGGTACTTCATCTTAAGAGTAAGTTTTGCATCAAGAGGTATCTCTTGCTTATGATTCTTATCCTTCTTCACTTCTATCTCATCAATATAAACCTTAATAGGAACAGTTGTTTCCTCATCATCAGGACAAGTAACAATCAATTCCAATGCTTCTCCTACAGACTTACCACGAACATTTAAAAAGATATATTCAATATCAAATGTAGGAAGATCATCAACCTTGACACCACGAGTAACAATACATTCCTTTAGTGTTGTCTTAATTGCATTAGTAATCTGTTTTATATCCTGACTTTCCAATGCAAGAATCAAAATCTTTTCTTCTCGTACAAGAAACGGTCTGTATTTTATTTTCTTCCCTGATGATGGTAAGACCAACTCATAAGTCGGGGTAGATATTTTTGGTAAAGGCATAATAATCTATTCAGTATTTTATATAGGGAGGTTATTCGATGACTGTTTCTACAAAACCACCCTCCGCTATAGTCTGTGCTTGTTCTTTAGTTAATCCTGTACCATCCTTCGTACCACCATAATCATCCATAATTCCTTGTGCGTCAGAACTGAAATTATCATCACTATCACTAAGATCAAACTTTATAGAAGGTGGAAGGTATCTATTTACCCTATAGTTCTCATTCTTTCCAGTGTTCCGAGTACTACCAAAGGCAGAATTCTTATTACCATTACCTTTATGAGTAATGTATCTAGTGTATCCAAATATAACTGTGACTTTAGTAACAGTACTGCCATCATAGGTTACTGGTACTGCAGTAACTTGTTTAGGGAATGCATCTATTAACTGATATGATATCATCTGTTGTGCTATCTGACCATCTTGCATCTGATTTGGATTCTCCCAAAAGTCTCTTTCAAATTTTGTAACTGCTATCGTTCTTTTATATTTTCCAGGATACTTCATCCTATAATAAGAATTATGATCCGTAAATCCTACTTGTGCATCTGATCCACCAATATATCTTCCATCATTACTATACAATGGATTAATATAATTCATCCACTCTTCAAATAAACGAAGAAGATTGTAATCTTTATCAATATAATAACTTACTTCAAAGTCAGGCCATATTCTTCTTGTAGGAGCATACTCCAGCATACCTTGATAAGATCCAGGTTGTTCTGTCATATCAAAGTTTGCTCCTGGAAGTATAGCTTCCGAAGCAAAGAAGTCATAACTGTAACTACTCGCAGAATACTCATCAAATATACCACACCGTGTCAGATGTCCGTCTAAGTTATCAGCATTTTTATTATTTCGATTAAGAAATAATGATACTTTAAATTGACTGCTGAGAGACAGACCTTTATATAAATCTCTTATTGACGGTAAAGAACCCTGACCTCCATCAGTATTTCTGGGGTTAGTTATCTTTGCATATAGTGGTGCAATTTGTGCCATCTAAATATTGTTTAAATAGTTATCCTATACTATGTATGTCATATAATGGAAAATATAGGCCGAGGTATCCAAAAAAGTACAGAGGAGACCCCACAAATATAGTTTATCGGTCAAATTGGGAAAAGAAATTCATGAACTACTGTGACCTTGCAGAGTCTGTAAGTGAATGGCAGTCAGAAGAATTCTGGATTCCCTATCGTTCTCCTCTTGATAATAGAATGCACAGATATTTTCCTGACTTTTTAATAAAGTACAAAGATGGTTACGGGAGGAAGAGAGTAATGGTTGTAGAAATAAAACCAAAGAAAGAAACCAAGATGCCTCCACAGAACCCAAAGAAACGAACTAAGTCATGGGCATACTCTGTAAAAACTTATGCAGTTAATCAAGCTAAGTGGAAAGCAGCAAGAGAATATTGTAGGGATAGAAATTATGAATTTAAAATTATGACCGAAGATGATCTAGGTATCAAGTAATGCCAAGGAAAACACTCAAACAAAG